GTCCTGGTAAAAAGTCATAAATCTTCTTTGCCATGTTATTCGCCCACTAATTCAGATTGTGATAATTGTTTTATTATTTTTACATCATTAGATGTAGTGACTGCCATAAATATTTCATTTAATGAACATGAGATACTAAGTAACTTTGTAAATTCATTTGTAGAATATTTAGGAGTAATTACTACACTCGAAATATAATCTGCTAATTCTTTGTGTAGATACGCCGCTAGTTCTGAGAAATAGAATGTAGCACCAAAGTCCCAGTTATCAATTGAGAAGTATTCGTTTACTTTGTTAGACACTGCTGTTTTAATTTCACTATCAGTATATCCTACTCCCAACTTCTTAATGACCTTAAACGTTGCTTGGTTTTCATTTTTTGCATAAGAGCCGAATAGATATTTAAACTCTACCGGAATATAAGCAATATGGTCACCTATGGCTGCCTTAGGCTCAATAGTTTTCATTAATTTTGATAACTCATAATTATTTGGTGCGATTGGTGTCGCTGTTTTAAATCCATTTGCTGACCACTTCTCTACGTTTCTTACATAGTCTGAACCCAATACATACATGTCAATAATATTACTTGTACTAGGGTCAATTCTCTTATCTAGGTCTGCGTAATGGTCCCATCTGAAACTTGTAAACTCATCTTCAACAAATGTTACACCTTCTGTTGGTGTATATGTTACTGTTCCGTGTGTTATTACATTGTTTGTCCCTGGTACTTTTGCAAAGTTAGTATTCCATGAACCTGCAATACGTTTGTACCAAGTACTTGTAGTAGTGTTGAACCATAATGTAGCAGTTGAAGGCATTGAATTATCTGGAATACCAGCACTTATCTGTGCGGCTGCCACTGCATATTTTGATGTTCTCTGATATTCGATATTATCTTTTGTATAGTTTTCCATTACTACTGTTGAACCTGACGTAACATCAAGTAAAGCAAACGGATGGTCATCTACACTTCCGGCATTCAATTTAACTTTTGTACTATCTTTATATCCAGCATTTGTCAAATAGTCATCATACACATACGATGCAACTGATTGATATACCGATGTAGTTGTTACACCAACTCTTGCCAAGGCAAAAGATGCTTTAACTCTGACCGATGAATTCGTAAGGTCTGACAATGTTGCTCCTGTACCTATATTCACATCAATCAAATCATTTACTGAAACTGGATATGTCCAGAATACAATCTTATAATTAAGTCCCGATGTGTTTGTAATAGTTACGTGGCCAGTATCAATGTATGTGCCACTGTCTGTTCTTAGAACAACATTACTAGATGTAAGTGGTGTTGAACTTGCGATAGTGAATTCACCATATGCTTTCTGTTTAAATTTAATATCGGCATCTGCTGGTGTAATGTTTAATACGTTTTGATTTCCAGCGGTAGACGCATCTGTGTCTGCATGTTGGAATGGTAATACAAATTTATATGTATCAGTATTAGAATCGTAAGTTGTAACTATTTCGTTTTGTTCTATTCCATCACCTACATCTCTGAAAACGAAGTTGCTAGTAGAAGTAGCCGTAGCAAAATAAGTTAATAGAGTAGATTGTGATGTGTCGCCTTTAAACCCTTTAGTGGTCAAGTCATTAGTAGATATAGTAGTAAAACTACTTTCTGCATTTGAATCGTCTTCAGTGCCATCATAGTTTATAACAAGATTAGCATTTGATAAGTTTTCTTCTGAAGTGGCTGTTGTAGTGTTGTTTGCACCAACTAATACACCAAGTGAAACTACAGTAGCCAGATTATCAATTTGTATTTTAAGTTTATCTATTCCATCTCCCAAATCAGTAGCATCACCAATTTTATTACCAGAAGCACTAGTAGGTGCAACTATGTCTGAAGAATCTAATTTATAATCTAATCCATCTTCTGAGATAAGAAAATGTTCATAAGTTACTCCTGATATCGCATCTTGTGTATCTACGAATGTATACGTTTCTCTTGCGCCAGTATGTAAGAAGTCTGCATCAAACTCTGCTCCAACTGTATTGTATGCAACTGCATTTTTTACTTTACCTTGTCCAATAGTAACACTAGGACTATCTTGTGATGCATTAAAGTTTGTATCACTACTAGAAGTTTTGTAGTTAAGAAGTATTTTGTCTCTTGTTGCTAGTTTCGTTTCGTTGTCAACAACGTTTGTTGTATTCCCGTAGAAAAACTTAACTTGGTCTCTACTTTCAAATGCAACTTTTTTACCTATAATTTCTGCTACGTATTCTGATTCGTTATCTCTAATACCAGAAGCATAGTTGAATACAACATGTGCGTCAGATGGCGTGGCGCCTTCATGTACTTGCCATTGCCATTGACTTGCTGTACTTGTGATTAAACTATATTTTATAGTAAAGGTAGATTCTGTTGCACTGTCAATTTTTGTTTTTATATAGGTGATTTCAGAATCTGTAAATCTTGTTCTTAGACCTCTAACTGCACGTACTACTGTACCATTATCTGGTATTGCTTTGTTTAATGTGTAGTTCTTTGAACCGTCAGATAAAGCGGCAGAACAAGTGATAACTTTTGCCCAAGTCATATTTGTGCCAACTTGCAATTCAAACATATCTCCTTCATATATTGTCGCTGTAGATGAAGGTATGTTAGTGTTAATCACCATTGTATCACTGGTAGAAACTGAGTATGATAATGCAATCGCAACGTTTACTGCTACATTATCTTTGTTCTGATAGAAGAAATAATTTAAAAGACTTGGATGTTTGATTGCTTTTGTAAGTTCATTTCTAATGAAGTTGTCACTATTACCTTGTGTCTTATTATATCTCAATGGCATTTTTATTGTTTCATCTTCTACAAACAATGTACCGTCTGAACCTGTTACACTTAGATTAGAGTGATGACCTAATACGTCATCCATCTCAAAGAAACGAGAGTTTCCTGCGAATGATGTATTAACTGATTTTAATTTTCTGACAACATTAGTACCAAGTGTTAATGGGTAAACATTATAATCTTGTGCGTTTACCATTCTATCTTGTGAGTAATAACTTCTTGGTGCAATTCTACGTACACTTGCGTATGTTTCACCAGAGTAGTTTTCAGTAAAGTCTCTAGTACTTGTTAGTGTAAATGTTAATCTATAAACTCTATTATCAGTAGCAACGTATGGAATTGTTATTATTGAATTTGTAATATCACTTGCATTTACAGAGAAATCATCATTATCTACTTTTCTATACCAAGTTCTGTATCCACCTGATGCGGCGTTTCCAAATATACCATCAGGATAAGTAAGTTGAATTGAGTTATTGTCTAATGTAGTGACACTTACTATATCGCCTGAGCCACTTCTTAATGCATTGTAAATTGCAGTTTCACGTGTGTTATTGTCTACTTTAGTAACACTAGAGACATACTGTTTTTGAGAATTTATTTTTTGTACCCAAACGTCTGTGTGTGATATATCAATGTCTTCAACTTTCGCTATTCTGTTAGAAATTACAGTACTATAATTGTTATCTTGTAACTGTAATGTTCCTGCACTAGCGTAAACAAAGAAACCAGTTCTGTCACTTGAAGAACCTAGGTTGTCATTTCTGTTTATGATTGTAAAGTTTTTATTAGCATTTGGCTCATCTTCATAAATTGTTGATGTAAGTTTGTCTGCAACAACACGAACTGCCTCAAAGTTTCTATTTGCACCTGAGATGTTTGCTCCGAAAGAATAATTTATATTCTTTGATAATGTGTCTTCATTTATTTCATACAATGCATGTTCTACATCTGCGATTGTTAATTCTGAAGATGGGTTTTGAATTTTTGTATTACCAGCGAATGAAGAATTTAGAATACTAATAAAGTTTTCATACCAATCTGCATTGTTACTGTCATTCCAGTTAATAGTTTTGCCGGCGAGAGAGACACCTTCATTATCTTTAACTGCTTCAGTAGTTGAAACGCTGGAGATTTTCATAAAACCTTTTGCGTTGATTGGTCTAGTTTTATTATAACCTAGAGATTTAGCCATCTGAAGAACACTTGCTCTACGTTCTGCTGTGTCCATGAAGTTTTCTCTAGTGTTCATGTCTAATCTGAATGATAGACTGTGTCCTAAATATGCAACCAAGTCTAAGATTGCGATAAACTCAGAACTCGCTACGAAGTCATTAAATTTCTCAGGATAAGTTTGTGCTGTGTAATCTAGTAATGCAGTTCTAATGGTATCGAAGTCATATGCTTTAAGACTGATGTTTGAATAGGCAGTATATACCGCTGTCCAACTTTCACTTGCGAATAGATTGTCTGTACGTTCTTGGCTCATATCGTTCTCTCTGTTATTCTCTGTCTAAATCTATATTTAATTCTACTGGCTCGTTGAACGGTAGAATTTCAATTTTCAAAATAGCATTTATTGTGTGGTCAGAGTCTGCTACTTGTATACTAACAAATTTGCATCTCGGGTCATCATTTATAATATTGGTTAGGTCTTCTTTAATTAATTCAGTTGTCAATTCAGTCAATGGCTCAAACGTCATCTCATGTATAATCGACCCATAATTAGGCAACATGACACGTTCTCCCTTTCGGGTCATTATTTGGTTCATCAGGTCTTCAATCACTAAGTCTTTATCTTGTAACTCGTGGTTTATCGCCTTTTTGTTTTTGGTACTGAAACCGCTGTATAACGCCATAACTCTTTTTTTCTCTGTAGTTTATGTTACATGTATTTATCTCCACATAATATTCGTAGTTTTAGATTGACAAATAGACTCAATTCTGTTATTATAGTACTAAATAATATTATTAAACACAACTAAGGATAAAATAATGCCAAATTTAGTACCAATGGTCGTTGACCAGTCAACAAGTGGAGAGCGTAGTTATGATATTTTCTCTCGTTTGCTGAAAGAAAGAGTTATATTTCTGACAAGTGAAGTAAATGACTATCAGGCAGACTTGATTTGTGCCCAGTTGTTGTTCTTAGAAGCAGAAAATTCAGAAAAAGATATTCATTTCTATATCAATTCACCCGGTGGTGCAGTGACTTCTGGCATGGCAATATATGATACTATGCAGTTTATTTCATCTCCAGTATCAACTACTGTGATGGGTCAAGCGTGTTCTATGGGTTCACTACTTGCTCAAGCAGGTGCTAAAGACAAAAGATATGTATTACCGAATAGTCGCACAATGATTCATCAACCAAGCGGTGGTGCTGGTGGACAAGCAACTGATATGGAAATTCAAGTAAAAGAAATTCTTAAGATGAAAGAAAGACTAACTGGAATATATGTTTCACATAATACTGCTGGAAAAACATTCGAAGAGTTGACTGAAGCGATGGAGCGAGACAACTTTATGTCTGCTGAAGAAACTGTTGCTTTTGGACTAGCAGATAAAGTTATAGATAAGCGTTAGAATCCAGGAACGTTACTAAACATTTTTGAAGTTTTCATTTTTCTTTGTGCTAGTTTAGTATCTACTTTGCCATTCTTCTTTATATTGCTTTGAATTTCATCTGTGATTGAGTACCAATCTTTTTCATTTATAAGTTTTATAATTGGACTAGTTTCTATAGTGCTAACACCTTCATAGTAAAAGTGATACAATAACGCATCATATTGTGGCTGTGAAATCTTTACAGTAATGAATTTCTCTAATACATTACCTATGTTTCTTAATTGTTTTTCTAAGATAAACTCTGCCATGCCTTTTGTTATTTTACCAACAGAAATATCTACACGAGTAGAAGCAACAGTGATATATCCATAATCAACTTCAGTATCTGAAATTTTATAATTATATCCAACTATATTATCTTTAACAGTGAGTGATGGTTTGTTATCAAGTATAATAGCATTTTTACTCACAGGCGAAAAAGTCAAATCATTAATATTACTAACTTGTACTCTTATATGCGATAGTATATAAGTTGGATTACCATTCTCGTGGTATCCCGTTCCTAAGAAAGTACCATTGTCCGTTATGACATTTAATGGCATTTGTATGTAATTTAGTAATGAGCCGGGACGTTTATCGTATATCATTTTGTTAATCCTGATTTATCTAAGCCATCATCACTAGCCATTAATTTTGCAAAATTACTTGTGTCTGGGTCTTTAGCATGTGGTCTAATAAAAGGTTCATGTGTTGGCAGTTCAGATACAATTGTTTTTTTAAGTTCTGTTGCTTCTAAGTCTTCTATATCTGGCATATCACTAGTTAAGATAAGTTCTGATTCTGGTGCTAATGGTCCGTTTAGATGCAATACTCCATAAGTTGATACAACACAATTAACACCAACATTAATATTCATTCCTGCTTCACTTTGTAAGAACTGTGTTCCTGTACTTCTTAAATGTAGTTCTTTATCTGTGTTAATTTTAGTATTACGGAAACTACGAATGTTTATATCTTCTCCGGCTTCCATGTTTATATTTTTGTCCGCTCGTAAGTTAAAATCTTTTT